CGCTGCTGACTTGCAGAGATCATGCTGTTGTTTGCAGCCACGCCAGCGTTGTTATTCAGCGAGTTAGCGTCAATCCCTTGGCTGCGCTCGTTAACCCCGGTACGCTTTTGGGCCAGGTTATCGACGTACTCCATCATTGGAATAGCGATAGAACCATTGGTAGGATGCGTCAACGGCATGATAGACGCCGCAGCCGGGCCATTCACCCGAACCACGCCACCGGGGCGACTGTCCAGCATATCGTCAAGATTGACAGTGTTCTCGTCGATACCGTAGCGCCCGTTATTGGCGAGATACTGGTTATCCAGCGCCCCACGTAACAAGGCGGTCTGGATGCGCTGCAAGTCCATCACCGCGTCGGACAGTGACAGGCCGTTATGCTGGTGCGGTAGTGGAATCGGGCACAGCGCCACAATGGGGACAGAATCGCAGTCTTCGTTATACAGTACCGTAGTGCCGATAACGATTACGTGTCTCAGCTCTGCCCGTCCATCGCCGTCATAGTCGCAGCGAATCCAGCATTCACGGACACGAACGCGCCTCATGGACGGGTCTGACTCTTGGCCTTCGTTGTCACGCCAAGGGTTTTCCTTGTCCCGGCGCTGCTCTTCCCAATCGTTCACGCCGCCGTCGCTGATGTCGTCGTCGATCTTCAACCCCTCAGCCCGTACCTCGCTGATGGTCTTCATTTCGGAGTGTTCAACGAATGAAGTACGCGGGTCTTGCAGGCTCAACGCTCTTGCGTGTTGGTCTACCTTGATATTCTCGGGTGGGATATTGTCGATCTTGACCGTGTTACGGGGCTTTTTGCGCTCAATCTCTACCGTGTGGATTGGCCCCATACCGCCAAGAATCACTTCATGCTCTGTGATCTCGATGTCCTGCGACATGGACAACAGGGCGAACTCGTCATCTGTTAGATTGCTGTACTTCTCACAGGTGATGTCTTCGGCATCATCCCAATACGCCTTAACGTAGCCGTTCTTTTGAATCAGTGCGTCGTGTGTCCAGCTATACCAAATCTCAAACCAGTTGTTGCGCTGGGTGATGATATGGTTGATGTAGTCAGTTTCCTGCTCTGCGGCCTTTACGTCTTCGGGGGAGCGTGGCGAGAACGATACAACTTCTTCGCCGCTGGTGAAAATGTCGGCTAATTGAGGTTTCAGCCATTCCACCGTGTCCCATACCTGACGGGCGATGACTTGGGAGCGTCCGGGGACTTCGTTTCCTAGGGGCTCGCCTAGATAGTAGTCTAGGGCTTCTTCGCGGTCATCTTGCAGACCCGTATAGCTGACAGCCTGGCTTTCATACTGTTCGATTGCCGTTATCAGTTGGCTGTCTTCCATCTTCATGGCGGTCTTTCGGGTTTAGTTTCAAAACCGGGCGGGCTTTCTCAAGCGACGCAATACGCTGCACAAGGTCAGCGACTAGATTTTCTAATTCTAGCAGTCTTTTGGCATATTCTGCCTCACGCATTTTAGCGGCAATTGTCATATTACTCCGTTATTTCGGTATTGAATGGGCTTATTCTTTTGGCCGTTCTTGACCAATCCGGGGAATAACTCAGCCAAAGCCCATATTAAAGCATCAGCCCGGTTAGGGCTTCCATCCCCCGTGTAGCCGTTGGTCGAGAAGCCCATTAGCTCGTCCTCAAGCTGTAGGAATCGGCCTACATGCCTGATCTTGCCCTGCTCATAGAGTGCGCTGAATGGCTCTGCCCGCACTGCTTTGCCCCTTGAGGCGGTGACTTGTTTGTAGTTAACCCTAGGGTTTGCGGCCTTGATGACGGCCTGAACCATAGCCCCGCCGTAGTTGATTTCAGCCACGATTGCATCGCCTTGGTGCCGTTCATAGGCATCTGTTGCGATCTTTCCCCATGTCGCGGGGCCTGCCTTCACCGTGCAGTCCTCCAGTACATAGCCGTTACCATCCGTACCCAAGCCCACTACAAAGATGCCGATTTCGTCGTTATCAGCGTTGTCCACGTCACCAGAGCCGGATGGGTCAACCCCTACGATGACCCGTATCAGGTCAGGCACTATGCCATCCGTCACCCGCCATTTGTCTATCGCCTCTTCACTAAACAGGGCGCTCGGGTTGGTGTCGGCAAACTCACCATCAAGGAACCGCTTGCGCATACGGGCAGACATGCCTTTAAGCGTATCGAGGTAGTCAGCGGATATGTTCTCAGTGTTGTCTGCCGGGTTGATCTTGAACCAGTCGTAATCCTTCGGCCTGTTCAATGGCAGCTTAGTCTCAGGGTCGCGGCCCTCAATGAATAGCCTGTATGACCAATGCGCCTTGTTGGGCGGGTTGCAGTCATAGTACATACGCGGTTTAAGCGATGTTTCGTTCCCGTCGATTGACTGGCTCACCTTTTGAGCCAACCTGGATAGCGCCATGTTGCGCGATTCATACGGTATCTGGCTAATCTCGTTGAGGTAGATCGTGGCGTACTCAGTGCCTAGAATCTTCTCGGTTCGCTCTTTGTCGTCTAGCCCACCAAACCAGATTTGACTATCGTTCGGGAATGTGACGTACCAATCCGACTTGTTTAGATCGTAGTGCATCCCCGGAAAGGCTATGTCCATCACCTTCGGGAATGTGTCCATCACGATAGACGCCTTTACCGCGTTGAAGCGGTAGCGCAGTATGACATGGCGAGACTTTGGGGCTTTCAGTGCCCTGGCGACCACGTTACGAGTGAGTAAGAACGTCTTACCTGACCGTGAGCCGCCTACCAGCATCAGGTGAGTAGCATCACCGGCAAGGATGGTTTGCGCCTCTTCCTGCTTTTCGGTCAGCTTCACAGCTTGGCGTCTTTGTCGGTCATAGTCACAGTGAACGCGCCCTTATGCTCCAGTACCGCCTCAGTCCGGGCCAGCTTTGGAAACGAATACTCAGCTAACTTGTGCAGAAGATCGAGCGCCTTATAAGGGTCTGGCTTTATATCGTACTCAGGATTCCCGTCAGCTACAGCAGAAAGCCACGTTTCGACGTTTGAGGCGTTTTTCTCTAGCAGCGCATTAACAACATCACGGAACTCCGTTGTTACGCGGTTGGGCTTTCCAGCCACCCTGCCGCCTGTTTTTGGCAATCCTTTTGGTTTTCCGGGCATAAAATCTACTTTTGATTTAGCCAATGATTGACGTAACGATAATTTGGCGTTTGCTGCGGATTTGGATAATTCCTACCCTTCTCTCTGGCATCAAGCCAATTATCCTTAGCAGTCCCAAGAAAAAGATGCTCTGGGTTAACACATGATGGATTGTCGCACCTATGTAACACACGCATACCTATTGGTATTTCACCAACCAATGCCGCATAAGACGCCCTATGCGTAAATATTGGCTTGTTTCGTATGCCAGATGATATCTTTCCATAGCCAGTAGCGATTTTGCATCCCATAAAAACCCAGCACCCATTATCGTTTATGGATACTTTCGCCATGATGCGATCAATTACCGGCTTGTGTTTTCTAGGCATTAGACCATTCTAATGCAAAATCACTCTTTTGTGGTAATTAACAATGGCACGATTATTGCATATATTAGCTAAGTTGGGCCAGTGCTGATCTCTGGCTTCTCCTAGGAACGGGATTATTTCGGCTCTGTTTACTAGGACGTGACCAAGCCACCCGTTCTTACTGCGCATCAGCCTGCGCATTCCAACTTACGGCTGGTGACTGCCCTTGCAAGGTACTTCTTTAATGGGCAAAGTAGACCAAACAATCACCATGCGTAAGTTCTATGCCTGCATATTATGCGATATTTCCAGCTTTATGCCCGAATGACTGGCTGTACTGTGCCGGTAGCCATTTACGGGCGTCGTTCAAAGTCTGCTTTGTTGGCTCTTTGCCGTTCCTGGCGCATTCTGTCAGGTCGTTGATGATCTGATATAGCTCGGGGAGCATGGTTTGCATGATAGCTTCGTCTACCTCAGCGCGTATTTTCCAGTTCATCGCCAAGCCATTTCCAGCGCCGTCCTGTGTGTCATGGCGCTTTGCACGGTTGTCTGTGCGAGTTTACGCTTTTGCTCGCTACTCATCAATGGTTTATCTTCATCCGGCTCGGGCTCTGGTGGCTTCTTCAGCACCATATTGCGCTCAATGAGCAATTGCCGCCAGTTGTGTCGTACCTTGTAGCGGTTTGTCGCTTCATCGTAGTCCATCAGGCCAAAAGATACGGCTTTTACGCAAAAGTCGTAATAGCGGCCTGTTATCAGCGGGCTGCGTAGTTCTCTTGTCCTGAACCAGTCCAGCCGTTCACCTACCGCACAGGCGGCTAGGACGGTGTTTCCTATGGGACGTGCCATTTACTTAGCCTTTGGGCACCAGAATGGCACCATCTTCGTTCCATTTTTGCGCTATTGCAAACGCATTATCTCGACTTGTGAACTTCGCACCGGGCTTTTCATGGAACGACAGGCAGTTAAATCCATGCGCGTTTTCGACATACCACCAGTCATTTTTACCACCAGACGGCATTGCCTTATATGGCGGGGCGGCAAAATGTTTCGTCGGCGTCATTTCAGCACCCTACACCAGACTGGCGCTCCGATAGTGCGGTCACATGGCCTGTCGTGGTCGCTGCGGTCACGTTGCACGC